ATCAACTCAAAGAACTCAGACCAGATTGGTTTAAATGACTCAAGCACAAGTAATCAAAGCCCTCCAGAACGGCCCATTGACTTCACACGAAGTAGCTAACCTGACTGGTATGCCACAAGCCACAGTACTGTCAACAGCCAAGAAACTGCGTAGCTTAGGCAAGCTGACAACAGAGCAGGTCAAGGTAGGCAGACATTGGGTTGCTCAATACACCTTGGCTGACAATGAAATAGAAAAGCAAGACAGCAATGTAAAAATCATCTGTGGAATCAAGACTTACGGAATCTTTACAAAGGCTGAGTATGCTGTGATGAAACAACAGGCTACTCGATTGCTTGGCAAACAAGGTAAAAAAGAAATCACTAACAATCAATTTATTTGATACAATAATTTGAAACACGGCTAGTTCGGACTAATTACCCGATACGAAAAGAGAAGTCTCCCCTCCTGCCGCAGTTTCTTTCAGGGAGAATTGGAACTTGAGACGCTATGCACTACTACTCTTTTCATGTGAGTGACTACATTCACGACACGGCTCATTTGTCAATCTACGAAGACTTGGCATTTAGGCGATTGCTAGATTTGTATTACACAAGCGAAAAGCCTATCCCAAACAAAACCCAAGAGGTTTCCAGACGGATAAGAATGTCTGGTCATTCAGATGCTGTTCAAACAGTTCTTGAAGAATTCTTCATGTTTGACATAGTTAATGATTGCTGGTTTCACAAGAGATGTGATGAAACTATTTCTGCTTATCAAGCTAAAGCAGAGCGTAATCGTGCTGTTGGTAAGCTAGGTGGAAGACCTAAATCAAACCCAGATGCTATCCCACAAGAAACCCAAATGGTTTCCAAAGATAACCCTAACCATAAACCAATAACCAATAACCATAAACCAATAGAGAAGAAGACACTCGGCAAACGCCTCGCTAATGATTTTTCTTTTCCATTGGAATGGGAACAGTTTTGTAAAGAGACAAGACCAGAACTTCACCCTACAAGAACATTTGACCAGTTCAAGGACTACTGGATAGCCCAAGCAGGTCAGAAAGGTGTGAAGCTAGACTGGTTTGCTACATGGCGTAATTGGGTACGCAACACAAACGCACCTAAACAAAATCCTGCTGACGTTGTGAGGCTCACAGTTCCATCAAAGAATGAGCCTGACCCTGCACTTGAAAAAATCAAGGCTGATGAAAAGAAAGCTGCACCTATTCCGCTAGAAGTTTTGGCAAAGATGGCTGAGTTAAGGAGAAAAGCATGAGAAAAGAATTGGGGAAAATTCAGAAATTTGATGTTGGTCTTGGTGGTTATGACGGGGCAATGTTTGGTATGTCCGTCACTTTAGGTGGCAAAGGTTGGGGTGTATGTGACTTTGATGGTACATGGTCAAGAACCCCTGATGAGCGTTGCCAATGGTCATTAGAAGACCAAACAAAGCTATGGGGCGATATGTGTCGTAGAGTTGCGGAACTAATGCAAAAAGCAAAAGTTACAAGTTGTTCTGAAATGATTGGAATACCTGTTGAAGTTGAATTTAATGGAAGTTCTTTACATTCATGGAGAATTCTTGAGGAGGTGCTTTGAGTCATTACGAAGCAATGAAACTTTTGGACAAAGTGCGTGAAGGCGTACCTTATCCACTACACCTGATAAACAAAGCATTGGAACTGACTGGTGACTTACAGCAGACGTAATGTCGAAAGCCCAAGCGATAGGGTAATTCTCGAGCAAGCAGAGGCTCGAGAGTTATTCCACAACTGGGAACAAACAAAGAATCGTGACCTGATTCGTGCAAGGCTTGAAAGAGCAGAACGAATCTATGGGACTGGTGCTAGAGACAGAATAAGGGCGTACATGGCGCAAATGCGAGAAGGAACACTTGAATGAGATACGCAGCTAGAGTGGATGCAAACCAAGAGCAGATAGTTTCTGCATTGCGAGCAGCAGGTGCTTATGTCTGGATTATTGGTCTGCCAGTTGACCTTTTGGTTGGCTACAAGGGTCACACTTTTCTGGTGGAGATTAAAACAGACTCTAAAAAGCGTTTAACGAAGCTACAAGCCGACTTTTTTGAGAATTGGGCTGGAAGTACCTTGGCACGAATTGATAGCCCAGAAGCGGCTCTACGAATGATTGGGGTAGTCAAGTGAAAGCCCCATACAAAGCCATTGAGTACATCATTGAAAATTCATGCAAATATGCGGAAGCTAAAGCACAAAGAATCTACCTTGAGGAGTTCCGCAAGACTAAAAAAGCTTTGCTGATGAAAGATGCAATGGCGAGAGGGATAGATTCTGCTGTTGCTCAAGAGCGTGAAGCCTATGCACACCTTGAATATGCTGACCTACTCAAAGGTTTAATGGTTGCCATTGAAAAAGAAGAAACTTTAAAGTGGATGCTTGTTGCTGCCCAGATGAAAGCTGACATTTGGAGAAGTGAGCAAGCAAGTGAGCGTCTTGGCGTAAAAACTACAGAGTAGGTATAAACACCTAGTAGATATTGTGTTTAGTTTGCTATACTTCAGTCAGCCCAAGCAGTTCGCAAGGGTACTTTTAAGGATTAAGCAATGAAATACGAATTTGACACAACTGTTGGTGAAGGCTCTGTAGTAGTTACTGTTGTCATGGAATACGACACAGATTCAGAAGGCATCTATGGCGAGAACATTGAAGACATTATTTACGAACAGAACAACTCTAAAGTAAGTGTGCTTGGTCTGTTCTCTGCTGAACAATACAAAGAACTTGAGATAGAAGGCTGTATGCGTCTTTCTAAACACATCTTGGATGAGGCAGACCATTCTCGTTCTGTTGAATACGATATGAGAGGCATCTAATGACACAAGATGAAATCATTGAGATGGCTAGACAAGCAGGAATGAATATTGATGTTTTGACCCGTTGTCGTAATATTGAACTGCTTGAACCCTTTGTTAAGCTAGTTGCTCAACAAGCGCAAGCGGAAGAACGTGAGGCGTGTGCAAATGCGTGCGAAGAGGCTAAGACAAATGATTGGGAGGGGTCAATGGTTTGTGCAGCCGTTATCCGAGCAAGGGGACAAGCATGAACATAACGATATATGTTAAATCTGGCTGCCCTAATTGCGTGACAGCCAAGAATCTACTCCAGTCTTTTAATCTTGAATACAAAGAGATTGACATTGAAACTGGTGATAGGTTTGCCAACTTTGTTGCGAACTATCCAGAAGCTAGGCAGATGCCACAGTGCTTTATTGGTGACCAAAGAGTAGGTGGTTTGTCAGGGTTACAGGCTGCTTTAAAGAAATTAGGAATTACATGATTGAAGCTATTGGATATATGCTAATTGGAGCGTTTTTTGCATTGCTTATTCCTTTTCTCAAAGCATTTGCTGAAGTTAAATTGAAAGATAAAGAATGAACAAAGATGAAGCATTACGCCTTGCATTGGAGGCGTTGGAACGATACGTTAACGAAGACGAAGTAATAGAAGGAATGCGGGGAAATGAGCCTTGGGTGGAAACAAAACGCATAGGTGAAAAAGCCATCACCGCCATTAAAGCCGCACTAGAAGCGAAGTATGAGCCTTGGGAGAAGTTCTGCGATTCACATTGCGTTTGGACTGACCATCATCCTGATTGCAAGTTGGCACAGATAGAGCAACCAAAGGTGAGGACAGGCGATTGTTTGCGGGTAGGCGTGTGCGCTTCAGAGGGACACAAGATTCAACCACAGCGCAAGCCGCTGACGGATGAGGAGATTGTTGAGACATTTTGTAAAGCGCCACACCAGACACAGCACGTTGCTTGGTTTGCCGCAGGCGTTAGGTATGCAGAAGCCGCACACGGCATTAAGGGGTAAGCATGACAACACGCATAGTCACAGACGCTAATGGACGCAAGCACATTACAAACGAACCGCTACTTCACCCACCACAGCGCACATGGGTAGGGCTGTCTGATGAGGACAGATTTGAATTGGCAAAGGCTCAATATGCGTGGGAAGATTTGCTCATCGCGGCAGAAGCCATACTCAAGGAGAAGAACACATGAACTTTAATCAAGGAAAACTTGTTGATGGTTTGATTGATGAACTGATGCACACCATTCACAAATACGATGATTCTTTATACATGGCAACAGTTATTGGTGCTTTGGAGTTTGTAAAGTTGCAACTGATTGAGGAAAGCAGGGAGGATGATGATGAGTAAAGGCTCAAGTCCAAGACCATTTAAAGTAAGCAACGAAGAATACGCAAGCAGATGGGATGCCATCTTTGGAAAAGACAATGAGAAAAAAGACGAAACGCAAATTCTGGAATCTGATAGACCCGATACAGCACGCCATCGTGGGGGCATCGATAACCCACAGGGAAAAACTGGACAAACTCCGAATGATGGAGTATTCCGCACTTGAGGCGATTATTAAGGGCAGAGGAACTATCCATGACTGGCGCACTCTTGTGGATGTACTAAATCTGTCAGAAACGATGGGTAGAGCAGGGGTAGGGCCTGAAGTTCTCCCAATCTGCGAGAAGGCACAAGCAAGCCTCCATAAAGCATCTGGATACTATCAAACGACTATGCGTGTAATTTTAGATGCGGAGGGAATCCAAGCCTGTCGTGATTTGATTGAATTCGCAGACTTACAACAGTCCAGTATTCCTCGAAGTGAGTTTGAGAGATACATTCAGAAAACAAAAGACTACATAAAGTCACGAGGTGATAAGGTGGTGGAGATTGAATAAAGTAGAAATAGGTAACGCAATCCTATATTTGGGTGATTGCATGGACATATTGCCAACATTGCCAAAGGTGGATGCGGTAATTACAGACCCGCCTTATGGCATCGGTATTGATAGGGCAATGGCGGCATCAAGTGGCACAAAAAGCGGTGGGATGATGGCAAAAAAAGGCGTTTATATTGCATCTGGTTGGGATGATGCGCCAATGAGCTTAGAACTTGCTGAATTAGTTATTTCAAAAGGCAATGACGTGATTTTTTGGGGTGGCAATTATTATGGGTTGCCCGCAAGTCAATGTTGGTTAGTTTGGGATAAGAGGGTAAATGGTAATTTTGCAGATTGCGAATTGGCATGGACAAATATGAGCAAGCCAGTTCGTAAATTTGAATGGATGTGGAATGGAATGCTTAGACAAGGGCAAGAAGAAAGAAATGGGCATCCAACACAAAAACCATTGGCTTTAATGGCTTGGTGCATTGAGCAATGTTTAAGCCCTGCTCAAAGCATACTTGACCCATTTATGGGAAGCGGCACAACAGGGGTGGCTGCTATTCAAATGGGGCGTAAATTTATTGGTATTGAGCGTGAGCATAAATACTTTGAAATAGCTTGTAAACGCATAGAACAAGCCGTAGCCCAACCGCAGTTATTTGAGCCAGAGCCAGTAAAACACACTCAGGAGTCTATGTTTTGAACAACAACCCAACCAAACGGGAAAGACTGCACCTAGCAAGGATTAAAGAACTTCCTTGTGGTGTGTGTGGTCATGCTCCACCGAGTGAAGCGCACCATGTTTTGCAACATCATCAGTATCTTTGCATACCTTTGTGCAAGGATTGCCATACAAATAACTTTCTTGGATGGCATGGGCAAAGACGTAATTGGGCTATTTACAAACAAACAGAAATGTCAGTACTTAACGAAACCCTTGCAAAACTTATTGGATAAGGCACAATATTTCCAACCAAGTTGCCATTTGGTTTCCTTAGAGAGATTGAGTTCTCTCTTTTTTTGTGCGAAAATGGCACAAACTCCATGAGGACAACCATGTCTGGACTACTTGAGCCATCTGTAAAAATCGAGATTGAGATACAAAACCAAGAGACGAAGGGTGAAGCCTGTCCAGTTGCGACAGGTGATATTGCTGTCAATCTTGAGAATCGTGAGAAGGCGATTGAAAAGGCTAACTATGGCCCTATGAATCCCAACGAATCCAACATGGATTACTGGCGTGAAATCTCTCGTGCATGGCGTATTGCCCCTGCACAAGCCAAAAAGTCACGTTGCGGTAACTGCGCTGCTTTCATCCAAACACCTAAGATGCTGTCTTGCATTGAGAGTGGTCTGGAGATGGGCGATACAGAGATGGACGCATGGGAAGTCATCGAGGCTGGTGACTTAGGATATTGCGAAGCGTTTGACTTTAAGTGTGCTTCTAAGCGTACCTGCGAAGCATGGATTAGTGGTGGGCCAATTACTCAGGAGAAAGACAATGGGAACAACGAATCAACAGGCTCTGGAGATGATGCAGAAGCTGATGAAGAAGCCTAAACCTATGCCTGTGCGTGGTGAGCGTACTGCAAAGAACAAAGCAAAGAAGCCTAAAAAGTGATTAAACGAGGCACAGAGCAGTTTTCTGGCTACAACAAGCCTAAGAAGACTCCTAATCATCCAACCAAGTCTCATGCTGTTTTGGCAAAGAGTGGTGAGGATGTGAAACTTATCCGTTTTGGTCAACAAGGCGTAAAAGGCTCACCTAAGAAAGCTGGTGAATCTGAGGCTGATAAGAATCGTAGAGAAAGTTTTATGGCTCGTCATGCCAAAAACATTGCAAAAGGCAAAATGAGTGCGGCTTTTTGGGCTGCCAAGGAAAAATGGTGAACAACATGAAAATGACAAAAGCTGGTCAGAAGAAAATTGGCAAAGTAATGGGTGAGTACAAAGAAGGTACTCTCCATTCTGGCAAAGGTGGCAAGGTTGTAAAAAGCCGTGACCAAGCGATTGCCATTGCCCTTAGTTCTGCTGAGAAAGTAATGAAGAAAAAAGGCAAGTGATATACTAACTCTACTCATTGTGAGTAGATACTAACCTTGACCAACCCTAGAGGAGTCAAACAAAATGAATAAATTAGAGGCGGGAAAATCCGAGAACTTGACTAATAAAGGTCGAGGAAGACCCAAAGGAGCTGTTAATCGGGTCACTAACGAGTTTAGAGAGACAGTTAGATGTTTACTAGAGGACAACTCTCAAAACGTCTCTAGGTGGCTAGAATTAGTTGCCGAGGGAGACCCAGACCGAGAGATTCGTCCTGACCCTTACAAAGCCTTAGACATGATTGCTAAGTTAGCTGAATACGCAACGCCAAAGTTGGCTCGTACTGAAGTTACAGGCAAAGATGGTGGTGCGCTTGAGATTACTAATTTGTCTGAAGACGAGTTAGATGCAAAGATAAATGCTGCGATGCTTGCAATAAATGGAAGATAAATTAGAACTTCTATTGCTTCTTGAGGAAAAGAAGCGCAGGCAGTACGAATACCGATATAAATATGTTTTTGAAAGCCTTTATGGTTGGCAACAAGAATTTATCGGCGCTACTGGTCAATACTCACAATGCTGCTTAATTGCAGCTAATCGTATTGGCAAGACATTCCTTGGGACTTATGTAGATGCTATTCATGCGTTAGGAGACTATCCTGATGACTGGAATGGGCATAAATTTGACCATGCCCCACTAATTTGGTGTCTTGGCTACTCTGGTGAAAAGACCCGAGACTTGTTGCAAGCAGCAATTGTTGGCAAAAAACAAGGCGATAAATACGCTGGCGGTCTAATTCCTACAGAAAGAATCATTGGTACTGAATCAATGGCTGGAACGACTAATGCTCTGCGGTCTGTATTTGTAAAGCATAAATCTGGAAGTACATCCACAATCCAGTTTTGGAGCTACTCTCAAGGCCAACACGCATTGATGGGTGATGCTGTTGACTGGTTTCACATTGACGAAGAGCCAAGAGATAGAACTATTTTCCCGCAGGTTTTAGTGCGTACAGCTACTGGCGACAGAGGTGACGGAGGCCGAGGAATCCTTACATTTACTCCTGAGAATGGTAGAACTGAGTTGGTTATTCAGTTTATGGATTCACCATCAAGCGCACAATTCTGTATGCAAAAGGGATGGGATGATGCTCCTCACCTAAGCGAAAAAGTAAAAACAGAGTTATTGGCTTCATTCCCTGTCCATCAGAGAGAGATGCGTACTCGTGGTGTTCCAATGTTGGGCCATGGTCGAATCTACGACTTTTCTGAAGAACTTATCTCTTGTGACCCATTTGAAGCACCAGAGCATTTCTTTGTTATTGATGGCTGTGACTTTGGTTATGACCACCCACAAGCTCAAGTTCAATTGTTATGGGATAAGGATTCCGATACTTTTTACTTGTCTAAAGCATGGAAGGCTAGAGGCATGACTCCTGCTCAGGCTTGGGGAGCAACAAAGAATTGGTCTGAGAATGTGCCAACAGCTTGGCCTTTGGATGGATTACAGACTGAAAAAGGCAGTACTACTCAACTTAAGCAGTACTACATTGATGCAGGATTTAATATGCTCCATGAGCACGCTACATGGCCTGATGGTGGTAATGGTGTAGAAGTTGGTTTGATGGAGCTGCGAGACCTAATGGTTACTGGTAGATTCAAGGTTTTCTCAGGATTAAGAGACTGGTTTGAAGAATTTATCCAGTATCACAGGGATGAAAATGGAAAGATTCATAAGTTAAAAGAAGACTTATTGGATGCCACACGATATGCCTACATGATGCGTAGGTATGCCGTTCAAGTGTCTCAAGTGCGTCCAAACGCTTGGGGTAAACCGATTAACTCAGCACCGAAATGGATTGTCTGATGTATTTAGAGCGTCAAGGTACTAATTTAGCACCTAAAGTAAAAGAACTTGAATTAAGAATCGAAATGTTGGAAAATGTCATTAAGGAGTTAAAATCGGACAAACCCCGAATGGGACGCCCTCCAAAGGACAAAAATGCAACAGAACGAACTGAAGTCAATCCTACAGGCAGAGATTGATGATGCTATTGGCTACATTGAGACTGAAACTGTTGACCAGCGCAAACAGGCTCTGGAAGCGTATCTACGACAGCCATATGGTAATGAAGTTGAGGGTAAGTCTCAAATCGTTACTGGAGAAGTAGCAGAAGCGATTGATGGTGCGTTACCTAGCTTAGTTCGTATTTTCACAGGCTCAGACAATATTGTTATCTTTGAGCCACAAGGCCCACAAGACGAAGCCTCCGCAAAGCAAGCCACAGACTACTGCAATTGGGTATTCTTGCGTGACAACGAAGGCGTAGCCATTCTGCATGATTGGTTCAAAGATGCCTTGATGCAGAAGAACGGCATCCTAAAAGCATATTGGGAAAACAAAGAAGACATTACTAAAGAGCGTTACTATGACTTGTCTGATGACGAGTTAGCAATGCTGATGAGTGATGAGAGCATGGAAATTGTCGAGCAAGATACGACAGAGTTTCCAATCTATGACCCAATGGGACAGCCAGTCATTGACCCAACTGGTATGCCAGTCATGGGTTCTACGCACAATGTCGTAGTCCAAAAGCGTAAAAAATCAGGCAAAGTAACGATTGAGAATGTTCCTCCAGAGGAGTTCTTGATTAGCAAGAAGGCTCGTACTATTGCCGATTCTCCATTCGTAGCCCATCGTCAGATGTTGACTCGTAGTGACTTGATTGCTATGGGTTTCAACAAGAAGCAAGTTGAAGGCTTGCAGATGGATGATGCTTTGGCATATACGCCAGAGCGAGTTGCTCGTTATTCTGCTGGTGAGCAGCCTTACCAAGTGCAGACTGATGACCCATCAATGCAAGAGATTGAGGTCTTTGAGTGCTATGTCAAAACTGACATGAATGGCAAAGGCATTGCTACTCTGACTCAGGTTTTCTACGCTTCAAACGAGATTCTGCAAGATGAAGATGGTAAGGAAATGGTTGAGGAAGTGGACTATGTTCCATTCCACTCAATCTGCCCTATTCCAATTCCTCACAAGTTCTTTGGCAACTCACTTGCTGACCGAACAACTGACTTGCAACTGATTAAGACTACTATCACTCGTCAGATGTTGGATAACTTATATCTGACAAACAACGCACGAGTAGTTGCTGTTGAAGGTCAGGTAAACCTTGATGACTTGCTTACATCTACCGCAGGTGGTGTTATTCGTGCCAAGTCTCCTAATGCTGTTCAACAACTGGTTGTGCAGAATGTGGCATCTCAGGCTTTCCCAATGCTTCAGTACTTGGATACAGTCCAGTCTAAGCGTACTGGTGTGTCTGATGCTTCACAAGGTCTTGACCCTGCCATCTTGCAGAATGTTACAGCAGCAGCAGTTGCCTCGATGCAACAAGCTGGCGCAGGTAAGATTGAACTGATGGCTCGAATCTTTGCAGAGACTGGTGTTAAGTCTTTGTTCCAAGGCATCTTGCATCTGCTTTGCAAGTACCAAGACAAGCCTCGTTTGGTGCGTATGCGTGGTGAATTCGTAGAGTTTGACCCTCGTACATGGGCTAACCAATACGATGTGGCTATCAATGTTGGTTTGGGTGCTGGTAACCGACAAGAGCAGATGGCTATGTTGTCAATGGTTCTGGCTAAACAAGAGCAGTTGATTGCTCAGTACGGCCCTGCCAATCCTTACGTTTCACCTGCTCAATATCGTTCTACCTTGGGACGCATGGTTGAGATTGCTGGCTTTAAGGATTCTGCTGAGTTCTACAAGCCAATCACACCAGAGCAAGACCAGATGCTCTCGAATCCTCCTCCACAGCCACAGCAAATGCCTCCAGAAGTGCAAGCAATCATGGCTCGTACTCAGGCTGAGATTCAAGCTAACCAAGCTAAAGCACAAGCTGACATTCAGTTGAAGCAACAGCAACAACAGATTGACATGGAGATGGCACAACAGAAGGCTGCTCTTGAGATGCAATTGATGCGTGAGAAAGAAGCTGCTAAGTTAATGCTTGAGCGTGAGAAACAACAGGCTTACTTTGCTATGAAGCAACAAGAGTTTGAAGCAGAAGCCCAATTGAAAGCAATGAAAATTGGTGCTGGCATTACATCTAACGTAGAGATTAAGGGCTAATCATGGCTGTTTCAAGAACTACTAATCGTGTCATTGAGGGTGATGACATTCAAGAACAGATTGATGCATTGCCTGAGTTAATGTATTTAACTAGGACTAATCCAGATAATCCTGCTGTATGGGAAACATACAATCCTAAGACTGGCGAAGTCATTGCATCTGGTACTTTTGCAGGTGGTGGTGACCAAGGCTTGTTAAGAGCAGCAGCCCCTGTTATTGGTTTGGCTGCATCTACTGTTGGTTTGCCATTTATCTCTAACTTGATTGGTGGTGCAACAGGTCTGACAGGTTCTGCTTTGTCTGGTGCTACAGGTGCTGCAATCGGTGGTGGTACACAAGCTGTAACTGGTGGAAGCGCACAAGATATTGCTCGTGCTGCTTTGCTTGGTGGTGCTGGTGGTTATTTGGGGCGTGAACTGAATAACTATATTGCTTCTATGGATGTTCCTGTTGACTTTAATAACATGACTCCAGAGCAGATTGCAGATGCCACAGAAACAAACTTCATCAATGATTTGAAACGAGCAGGTTTAACAAATGCTCAGATTGATGACTTCATCACTAATGCTGGTGGCTCATCAATATTTACTCCTACTGCTGTATCAACTCCAGTTACAGATAGTGGTACTGTTTCTATCACTGCGCCTACTACTCCATCATTGAGCAACGTATTAAGCACTATTGCTTCTACCACTCCAACAGTCAATGTTTCTGCGCCTAAAACACAGATGACTGACCAAGCTGCAATTGATTTGGTTAATAGCCAGATTGCTGCTAATGTAAAAACTCCTGCTAATTTGGCTAATGTAGAAGTAACAGGGAACAGACCTGCTACTGTGCAAGAAGTGGTTAATGCCATTACTGCAACGCTTCCAACAGTCACACCTACTCAGGCTCAGACTGTTGCTGAACAAGTTGTAACTAGCAACAGACCAGTAACGACACAAGAAGTAATTAACGCTATTACAGCTACATTGCCTACAACTACTGCTGTAACGACTTCTACAGTTCCTACACAAACTATCACAGCGCAAAAGCCTATAACAACTCAAGATATTGTTAATGCTATTGTGGCTACAACACCTGTAACTACTCCAACAGTAACAACACCAACAACTGTCCCAACACAGACCATTACTGCTCAAAAACCATCAAGCATTACAGATGCTGTTACTGCTGCAACGATTCCATTGATTCAACCAAGTGTGCCATTGGAAGTAACACCAGTAACTGCTGAAAAAACAACTACTATTGACCCAATTAGGGCTGCTCAACTTGGTTTAACTGCTGCTGGTCTGCTTGGTGCAGGTAGTGCAATGTCTGGTGGTGGTGCTACTCAGTATCCAATTGTTCCTGTTCCAGAAAGTTGGGCAACTCCTCCCAAACCAACTGTTGCGCCATTTACACAGTTGCCTCCAATTAACTTTGGCAATCGTAATCTGTTGATTGGCACTCAATGGGAGAAGTTCCTAGACCCCAACTATGGCAAAGTGCCAGCACCTGTGCAATACTCACAGCCATCAAACCTGAGTTACAACGATTTGATGGGTATCTTGGGTAGCAAGCAAGGTATGCCTCCTGCAAGTAGTCTGAGTATCAACGACATTATTTCTGGAATACAAAACCAATATGGACAAGCACCTGCTCGCACAATGGGCTAAGAACTTACTAAATGATGACTTTTTCAAAGATGTCATAGATAATTTGAAAAAAGAGCAGATTAGTGTAATAATTAACACAAGTGCAGAAGAATCTGATAGGCGTGAAGACGCTTACAGGCACATAAAGACATTAGAACTAATTACAGGACACCTAGAAGGCTTAGCCTCGGAAACTGTGATTAGAGAGAAGAAGTGGAAGATTCTGTAGCCTATGGGCTACACCTCCGTCCAGAAGGTGTCTGGCGATTTTTGAGATGACAAATGGAAAACACCAACCCACAAGGGAGTGAAAGCCTAGATGTAAACCAAGCCGCTTCAGCGTTAATGGGACTGATGGGTGATTCAGAGGAAGCCGAACAAGGCCAAACCGAAGAACAGCCAGAGGAACTACAAGCGTCTGATGAAGCTGATGCCGAGTATTCTGAGGAAGAAGAAGTCGAGCAACCAAAGCCTAGATATAAAGTCAAAGCTGCTGGTGAGGAGATTGAAGTTGACGAAGAAGAACTCATTAAAGGTTATCAGCAAGGTGTAGATTACACGAAAAAGTCTCAGGCTTTAGCTGAACAACGCAAAGCTGTAGAAGCAGAGCGTATTCACTTAGAGCAGGTGAAACAAGAACGACAGGCATATGCCCAGAAGTTGCAAGCATTGGATAGCTTCCTTACGCAGCAAAATAAGGGTGTGGACTTAGATGTTCTAAAGGAAACAGACCCTATTGGTTATGCCGTAGCGGTAGCTGAACAGAATCAGCGTGAGAAGCAGTTAGCAGTAGTCAGGCAAGAACAGCAACGCATTGCACAACAGCAACAAGCCGAGCAACAAGCCTCTTTGCAAAACCATCTCCGTCAAGAATCTGAGAAGCTAGTTGGTCTGATTCCTGAGTTGGCTACGCCACAGGGTGATGCGATTCGGAAACAAATCCGTGATTATGCGAAGTCTGTTGGGTGGACTGACCAAGAACTCAGTTCCGTTTATGACTCTCGGGCTGTGGTGAGTTTGTATAAAGCAATGAAGTATGAGCAACTTCAAAAGAGCAAACCTGAGTTAACCAAGAAACTACAGGCTGCCCCTAAGATGATGCGTTCTGGGACTTCTGCGCCTCCTACAAAGTCATCACAAGATAAACAGGTTATGCAGAGGTTGCGTGAAACTGGGAAAGTTGCTGACGCTGCCAAAGCATTTGAACGATTCTTTTAAATTTGGAGTATTAACATGGCTACATATCAAACATATACCGCTATCGGTATGCGCGAAGACCTTTCTGATGTAATCTATAACATCAGCCCCACAGACACACCTTTTATGTCTTCTATTGGCAAGACAAAGGCTACTGCTGTTCTGCACGAGTGGCAGACTGACAGCTTGGCTGCTGCTACTTTGTCAAACTTTGCAGTTGAGGGTGCAACAGCATCTGACGCTACTATGTCTCCAACAACTCGTGTTGGCAACCGCACTCAAATCGCTCAGAAAACTGTCAAGATTTCTGGCACTTTGCAGTCAGTTGACAAAGCTGGTCGTAAGTCTGAAAAGGCTTATCAGTTGGCTAAAGCCTCTGCTGAAATCAAGCGTGACATGGAAACATCTTTGTTGAGCAACCAGATTGCTGCCAATGGTGACTCCTCTACTGCTCGTAAATTGGGCGGTCTGCAAGCATGGCTGAACAGCAACTACTCTGGTGGTACTGATGGTGTTGCTGGTTCTTTGGGTACAACTGCTCGTGTAAACGGCACAAACCGCACTTTCACAGAAGCCTTGTTGCAATCTGTTGTTAAGAGCGTTTACGCCTCTGGTGGCAACCCCAAAGTGTTGATGGTCAACCCTGCACACAAGCAAGTTGTTTCAGCTTTTGCTGGTATCGCTGCTCAGCGTTTCATGGCCCCATCTAACAGCCCAACCACAATCGTGGCTGCTGCTGATGTGTACATGAGCGATTTCGGTACAATTTCTGTTGTTCCTAACCGCTTCATGACTTCTACCAACTCATGCGATGAGACAGCATTTGTGCTTGACCCCGACATGGCTGCTGTTGCTTACCTGCGTCCTTTCCAGACCAACGAGTTGGCTGTGACTGGTGACAACGAAAGCACACAGTTGTTGGCTGAGTACACCTTGGAAGTTAAAAACCAAGCTGCACACGGCATTATTGCCGACCTCACGCCATAATACTCACATAGATGTGATACAATGCCCTCATGTTAATTCATGGGGGCATTTTTATGTGTAGTGTTGAAAATTGTGATAAAAAAGCAACGAAATCTGGAATGTGCAATATGCACTATCTGAGAGTTAGAAGACATGGTAATCCTCAAGCTGGAATTAAAAACCATGCACCAATTGAAGAAAGATTTTGGAGATTTATTGTTAAAAATGAATCTTGTTGGAGTTGGACTGGAAACAAGGCTTTAGGCTATGGTCGAATATCAACTGGGAAAAAGCCTTATGTTTTAATTTTGGCGCATAGGCTTTCTTGGGAAATTCATAACAAGCAAAAAATTCCTGAAGGTATGTTTGTTATGCATAAATGTGACAATCCTGAGTGCTGCAACCCAGAGCATTTGATAATTGGAACACCTAAAGAAAATACGCAAGACATGATTGCTAAAGGCAGGAAACGTGTTGTTATTTCTTCTGGTAATAAAAATGGTAAATCAGTCCTTAATGAAGAAAAAGTAAGATTTATAAGAGCAAGTGATTTGCCTCACGCACAATTAGCAAAACTGCTAGAAGTTTCGCCTAGTTGCGTAAGAGGTGTAAGGATTGGCAGAACTTGGGCGCACATTAAATAATGTGTGTTTTTTAACCAAAACTGATAGAATTAGTGTATGGAAAAGATTAGAGAAACTGCTGTTCATGCCGATGGTGAAGGTGGCATCATCATTCAAACTCGTCAAGACGTTTCTGCCATTGTTGAGCAGAACAAAAAGGAATATAACTCCTTTGATGAACGAGCAAGATGGTCTGACAACTTGTTTGGCAACAAGGTTGCATCTATCCCATTGACAGTTATTGATGACCTTAACAAACAAGGCATCATGCGTGGTTATGCTGTTGTTGATGATAAGCGTTTTGCCGCTTTCCTAAATGACCCATTGAATCGTGCATGGCGCACTAGAACAGGAGTTGTATGAGTTTTACTACCTATGCTGAACTACAGACAACTATCGCAGGATATTTGGCTCGTTCAGACCTAACAACTCAAATCCCAGACTTTATTCGTTTGGCAGAGATTCGCTTGCGTAGAGACTTGCGTATTCGCCAGATGTTGAATTCAACTACGCTAACCTGCACATCAGGAACAGCGACAGTTAGTATTCCTAGTGACTTCTTGGAAGTAAAAGATTTTGTAGTAAATGGTAATCCTGTGATGCCATTGAACTATGAATCACCATCTTTGTTCTCTCGTAATTCACGAAGCATGGATGCTGGTAAGCCACTAGATTACACAGTCTTGTCTAGTACATTCAAGTTAGCACCTATTCCTGATAGTGCATATACGCTGAATTTGGTTTATTCTGCTGCGCCTACTTATTTGAGCGACTCAAACACAAGCAATACATTCTTGACTGTGTGTCCTGATTTGCTCTTATATGCGTCATTGCTAGAAGCAGAGCCTTACTTGATGAATGATGCTCGAATCAACACATGGGGAACTATGTTTGACAGGGCTATGAATTCGTTGACTCGTTCTGATGAGAAGGGTCAATTCTCTGGCGTTCCATTGGCAATGCAAACAACATACATCTGATATGCCTACACAAAGAATACAACTAGGTGAGTGGATGCCTGACCAGTCAGGTATTACTGGTGTTTTAACAGACGCTAAGAATGTCGTTTCTCAAGCTGTTGGTTATGGCCCTTTCCCTAGTGCTGTAGCCTTTTCTGGTACTGCTGCCGAAGAACTATTTACCTTATACGCTGCTAAGAATCCAGACTCAACAACTCAGTTGTTTACTTCTGGTAACACTAAGATTTATACAGTTGATGGTGTTGGCGCATTGACTGAAGTTAAGTCAGGAATGACTACTGGTATTAACGACAAGGTGCGTTTTACTCAGTTTGGCAAGGTTGTCATCACAACCAACAATGCTGACAAATTGCAAGCATGGACGCTAGGAACATCCACTTCATTCGCTGACTTGGACGCTTCTGCACCTATTGCTAAGTACATTACTGTCGTGCGTGATTTTGTGGTTGTGGCTAATACTTATGAGAGTAGCGCACAGCAACAGTATCGTGTTCGCTGGTCTGCAATCAATGATGAAACAGATTGGACAGAGGATGTAAACACTCAGGCTGACTATCAAGATATTCCTGATGGCGGTCAGATTGTTGGTATTCGTGGTGGTGAGTTTGGCTTGGTTTTCTTGGAGAGAGCCATTAGCCGAATGACCTATGTTGGTACGCCATTCATTTTCCAGTTTGACAATATCTCTCGTAACAAGGGTTGTATGGTTGCTGGCTCAATTGCTCAGTACCAAGGCATCACATTCTTCTTATCTGATGATGGTTTCTATTTATGCGATGGTCAAACGATTCAACCAATTGGAAGTGAGAAGGTTGACCGATTCTTTATTAACGATGCTTCAGAATCTGATTATGGTTCTATGTCTGCTGCTGTTGACCCTGTTCGCAAGTTGGTTATATGGAACTATGTTGCTATCGATGGAAATCGTAAACTGATTATTTACAACTTTGCAACTAAGAAGTGGACATATGCAGATGCAGGTACAGATTACTTGTCTGAAGCCTCTACAGCGTCTGTAACTCTTGAGCAGTTGGACAGCATCAATGGTTCTATTGACGCATTGACAACAAGCCTTGACTCTCGTTTGTATGTTGGTGGTAAATACTTCCTTGGTGGTACGTTAGGAAACAAGGTTTACACATACACAGGCGCAAACCTTACAGGTCAGATTTCTACTGGAGACATTGACTTAGGTGGTGTTTCTTTGGTGACATTGGCTCGTCCACAAGTTGACAATGGTTCAGCCACTATTGCGGTAGCTTCTCGTGCATTGTTAAACCAAAGTGTGAACTATGGAACAGCCGTAGCAGCAGACTCTGAGAACAGGGTTTCTTTGCGTAGTTCTGGTAGATACCACAGACTCCAGTTAGTTCCTACTGGTGCAGACTGGAAAAACGCTGTGGCTATTGATGTAGATGTTGTTGGTCAAGGGGTTCGCTGATGTTTAGAAGCCTACCTGCTTTCGGTGGTGACCAACGAGCCGTGGCAGAGGTGGTTCGTGGCATCATGGATGGCAAGACCAATAACACAGGCACAATTACTCTGGCGACTGGTGGTGCAACTACTACCACTTTGGTGGACAGAAGGATAGGCCCAGAAAGCGTAATCCTGTTTGCGCCAGCCTCTGCTGCTGCATATTCAGAAGTAATGCCTTATGGGGCTTTTCAGAGTTTAGTTGACCAAGGAATTGCTACAGCAAATACTGCCTATGCAATGACATTGGATACTGTTGATTACTCAAATGGGGTAACTCTGAGCAACAGTTCTAGGATGAATGTCAAGAACGCAGGTGTTTACAACTTCCAATGGTCTGGTCAGTTTAACAATACTGATACTCAAATCCATGATGTGAGCGTTTGGTTGCGTAAGAATGGAACAGATGTAACTGGTTCTACAGGTGTTATTTCTGTCCCTAACTCTCATGGTGGCGTGGATGGTCACTCAATTGTTGGATGGAACTACTTTCTAGAGTTGGCTACTAATGATTACATTGAGTTGTGGTGGTCATCTACTAGCGCAACCATTTCATTAGAGCATTTACCTGCCCAAACAAGTCCGACAAGACCATCTACAGCGTCTTTGATTACTACATTGAATTTCATCACACCAAATTCATTGACAAACATCTATACAAGTTCTCAAGGACAAGGTACGGCAACAATTAACCACTTTGCAAATTCAACGGCAAATAAGACCTACAGATATGCAATTATTGGTTGATTTCTAGCAAATTTTGATTAAAATGGATTCCGTGGATGACCCGCTATGGAATCCGAAACTCTAGGAGTAAAACATGGCGACTACTACCACATCACAAATTGACCCAACAATCCAACCATATCTAGGTTATGGATTGCAACAAGCGCAGCAGTTGTATCAGGGCGGTGGGCCTCAGTACTATGGTGGTCAGACTTATGTAAGTCCATCAACTACCACTCAAACAGGTTTACAGGCTCTTGAGGCTCGTGCTTCTTTGGGTAACCCATTACTCCAGTCTGCTCAGAATCAACTCCAGAGTACAGTTTCTGGTAACTTCTTGGGTGGCAATCCTTTCTTCCAAGGTGCGTTCCAACCTGCTGCACAAGCTGCTGAGACTCAGTTCAAGCAGACTTTGGGTGACATTTCATCTAAGGCTAGTTTGGCAGGGCGTTATGGCTCTGGTGCTATGGGTCAGTTGCAAGACCGAGCCACAGGCGCATTTGGTCAACAGTTGGCTAATACTGCTGGTCAGTTGGCTTATCAGAACTATGCAGATGAGCGTAATCGTCAGCAACAAGCTACATTGGCTGCCCCTGCAATGTCTCAGGCTGACTACCAAGACATTCAGAATATGTTGCAAGCTGGTCAAATCCGTGAGGGTTACACAGGTCAGCAACAGCAAGCAGATATTGCTAAATTTAACTTCTTGCAAAATCAACCACAACAGAACTTGCAGAACTATCTGTCATTGGTCTATGGCAACCCACTAGGACGAGTAGCTTCATCTACCACTAGCGGTGCAGCAGATACATCTACATTGCAGAATGTTCTTGGTTTGGCTGCTGTTGGTGGTGGTTTGTATAAGAATCTTGGTTCACCTAATTTGGGTAGCTGGTTAAGTAACTGGGGTTCAACTCCTAGCAACTTTGTAGATGTTGGTAATTTAGGTGCTGCATCTAACGCTACTTTAGCGCAGTATGGGATTATCTAATCATGGCTGGACTATTAGACATTTTTGGTACTAGCGGTGCAGACACAATGGGTCTGCTCGGTATGTCACCTGCTGACATTGCTCGTAATCGTGAAGACGCACAAGCACAAGCATTGTATGCCATAGCAGGACGATTATTCCAAGGTGGTAACACAGGTGCTTCTATTGCTGAAGGCTTAATGAAGGGTCAACAAGCATATCGTGGTGGTATGCAAGGTGCTTTGCAAGAACAATTGCAGAATGTCCAGTTGCAAGACATGATTCGTAAGCGTCAGCAAGAGCAAGCAGCATTGATGCGTCAGCAAGCTGTTGAGCAAGAGATTACAAAAGCATATCGTCCTGAAGTGTTTGCTGAGACACCATTGACAAATATGATGGGCCAAGAGATTGCAGGGCCAAATCAACCACAAGCTGCTGGTCTTGGCATGGAAGCATTAGCACCTAAACTAATGGCTACTCCTGAAGGTCGTAAAGCACTCAAAGATTTGCAACCAGAGTACAAAGAAGTCAATGGTGCGCTTTATGAGATTTCTGCTGGTATGCCTCCAAGATTGGTTGCTGGCTCTAAGAAGCGTGATACTGTAACAGTAGGTAATGTTGTTCTTGATAAAGACAACATGAGTGTTCTTTACACAGCACCAGAAGCACCTGCTGCATCTATCAAAGAGTTCCAAGACTTTAGTAAATTAACTCCAGCAGAAAAACAAGCATATTTGCTGTTGCAAGAACAGAAGCGTCCAAGCACAACAATCAATATGCCATCAGAAGGTGAGCGTAAATCAGCCGTTCTTGCAAGCCGTTTGAACTTCAGCGTAGGTCAAATGAATGAAGCAATTGGTTTAGACCCTAAAGCGGCTTTGCCAAATACTGCTGCCGAAGTTGCTCGTTTTGTTTCACGAACAGATTTCTTGCCAAACAAGATTAACACCGAACAGCGTCAGATTGTTGAGGCAGCACAAGAGGATATTCTTGATGCGGCTTTGACATTGGGAACTGGTGCGGCATATAGCCGTGAGCAGTTGGCTGGTTACAAAAAGTCTTTCTTCCCACAAATGGGCGACAGTACTGCGACAGTTAAAACAAAGCAAGAGCGTCTTACAAACTTGCTTAAATCTGCTGAAGTTGCATCTGGTCGTGCGGCAAAAGAAATTACTGTCCCAATTCCTGCACCTGCATCAGCACAACAAACTCCTACAATTGGTGGTTTGCCAAGTCAAAACGCTATTCAAGCAGAGATTGAAAGACGCAAAAAGGCTGGTGGATAATGGATTTAACTAAATTATCAGATAGTGATTTGCTTGCTTTACAAGCTGGAGATTTAACTAAAGTCTCTGATGCAGGTTTAGCAATTCTGAATCAAGGTCAACCTAAAGAGCCAACACTCAGAGAATCATTTGAGCGTGGCGCAGGTTTGGCTTATCGTGCTATGGCCCCTACATTAACTGGCGCACAGATTGGCTCGTATGGTGGCCCGCTAGGTGCTGTTATTGGTTCAATGGCTGTTCCTGCTGCTGATGCTGTTAACTCTTTAATTAACTTAATTGCTTCTCCATTTACTGATAAGCGATTGATGCCAGCATCTCAAGCTATTCAAAACTTGATGACTCGTGCTGGCGTTCCTGCTGCACCTGAAACACAAACTCCAACAGAGCGAGTTGTTGGAGCAGGTCTTGAGTCCATGACTGGTGTAGCTAGAACTATTCCTTCATTGATTAAAGCATCTACAACGGCAGCATCTCCAGTTACTCGTGGTGTTACAGAGCAATTAGCTGTTGCGCCTAAGACTCAAGCAATTGTGTCTCCAACAGCAGTTATGGCTGGTCAAACAGTTACAGAAGCTACTGGCAATCCTTTATATGGTGCAGCTACTACATTGGCTACAGGTGCTGCTGGTGGTGTTAAGCGTCCTCAAAAAGAACAAGCACTATCTACACAAGCATTAGACAGAATTGCTACTGATAGATATAACCAATTACAACAATCTGGTGTTCAGTTAAAGACTGATGAGTTTGTTGATTCAATGGATAAGATTGCAAAAGGCTTGAGAGATGAAGGATATACACCTAAAGCATATCCAAAGATTTCTGGTGCTATTGAAGAACTTACATCTACTACGCAACCAAAAGATTGGACTGAACTTCAGGCTTTGCGTAAGATGATTCGTGGTGGTCAAAAGAGTATTGACCCAGAAGAAAGACGAATTGCATCAATCCTTTTGGATGACTACGACAATTACTTGATGACTGTTCCTAAAGAAGCAATTGCTGCTGGCGACATGAAAAACGCAGGTCAGTTGTGGTCAGAGGCTCGTAATGCTTATTCAAAGATGAAGAAGTCTGAAGTCTTTGAGGATATGCTTAACGAGGCAAAATTAGATAAAAGCAAGTTCACACAATCTGGTGAGGAAAACTCTCTTGCAAAACAGTTGCGTCAGTTAGCTAAGAACGACAAGAAAATGCGTCTGTTCACTAAAGATGAGCAAGCTGCTATTGAGCAAGCCGCTAAAGGTGGCAATGTTCAGAATATGTTGAAGTTCTTTGGTCGCTTTGCACCGACTGGCCCTGTGAGTGGATTATTTACTGGTGGCGCAACTGTGATGGCCCCTGCTGTCGGTATCCCAATGGCTCTAGGTGCTGCTGGTTCTCGTGTTGGTGCTACTAATATGCGTAGGACTAGCGTAGAGGATTTAGCTAATATGATGCGTTATGGTGGAGTTCCACAAACAACAGGTGGCGCATTTAGGGCGGTAACGCCAATAACAGCTAGAGGTCTTTTGTCTATTGAAGACTTAGACCAAGAACAGCGTAATCTTTTGGGTATCCAATAAGGACTAACATGGCAAAGACCAAGATTTCAGAATACAGCAGTACCGCAGGGAACAATACTGACATTAACAGTATTAACTTAGCGGAGGGTATGGCCCCTAGTTTGGTCAACAATGCCATTCGTCAATTGATGGCTCAGTTGAAGAACTTTCAAGATGGTTCTGCTGGTGACAATGTAACTGTTGGTGGTAACTTGTATGTGACTGGCACATCTACCATGACAGGTGCAATTACTGCTTCTGGTGGTATCAATGGCAATCTAACATCATCTTCTGCAACGATTACTGGCGGTACTATCAATGGTGCTGTTATCGGTGGTTCATCTGCCCAAGCAATCACAGGAACGAATGTAACGGCTACTGTCGGC